CAAAAAGGGCAGCTATTCAAAGGTAAGAGAATTAACCAAGATAAGCTGAACAACGATATGCGTAACTTTAAGGCAAAATTGGAAACTATTCACAATAATGGCGGAAGCGAATCAGAAAGTGAAGAAGAATTGCATCTTGAAAATCCAAAACGGAAAGACAAGGGGCAATCAACTTTTGAGACCACTGATGAAAGTGGATATGATACAGATGTTGATACGCCAGCTAAAAGGCGTGAGAGAGGCGTTAAATCAGACAATCCTTGTAAGAAAAAGGAAAAGTCAGTGATGAAACGCCCACCCACTCCAGAAGAAATAGCCACTATATCAGATGGTATTATACAATCTGACATGCTAAAGTTAGTTGAAGAACTAATGGAAGAGGGAAAAAGTGACGCAAACACAACTGGACTTAAGGGCGCAACAGAGGCCCGGGGTAGATTAAAACATACAGCCGGATCTTTGAGTATCACGAAAAAGAAACCACTAACCACGCATTTTGTGGAAGCCGAAGGAGTACTCAATCCTCAATCAAACGAGGAAGTAGTAAGAGATGAACCAAGTTATTGGACAACTTTTACAACATGGGTATTTGGGTTTTACGTAGATTTAATAACAGTGAAAGATGATGAAACAGATTTGCAATTATGTGGATCTGCTGAAAAGGCAGCTGAAGTAAATGCAAATAAGAGATTAGGAAAAATCAAGGCTTTGCAATACAGAACTAAAAAGTTTTGGAAGCAACATTCTAGAAAATTTCTCTTAGCTGTTGTCTTGTTGTTAGGTTTTGTTATGGCCCCTCGTCAGATAATGTCTGGCACAACTAAGGCAGAAGAAGTTCCTGTAGTCAATGTGGCACAACCTCAAGCTGGTAAAAGAGCAAGAGGAGTGCGAACGAAGCGCAGACACAATGGAAAGAAGTTTATAAATCCATCAGGAGGAGCTGAAAGAGCTCCAGAGGATGAATTTGAGGATGATGACCCGGACTACTTAGCCAGCTACATGTGGGATGGATACGATCAAGAACGTTATGAAGATGAACTAGAACGTAGAAAAACCACAGCTGAAGATTACACGCAACGTGAACACATACGAGCAGAACGTGAACAAGAACGCTCAAAATTCAGAGCTGGAGGACAAACTCGTCGTCGCACGAAAAACGCGACCAAGCAA